TGATAAGTAAAATAAATTAGGCATTAGTTTATTTTTATGCGTTAATGTAAACCATTAGTTTAGATGTAGAGATATGTCTTGACTTTTGACGCTAAATGTGGTAGTATTATAATACGAATGAAAGTTCGCTTCACTTGGCGGTGAAAATTTCAGCAAGCCTTAGACGGTACTCTGCTGGTGCTGAACCAGTCCGCCAACATCCTTAAAAAGATGAGAGTATCGCCTAGGGCTTTTTTTTGGACTTTAAATATGCACTACTATCAATTCAACATAGGCGATTACGCTAGTCACACAAAACATTTAAGCCTTATAGAGGATATTTGTTATCGTAGAGCTTTAGATTATTATTATTTGCACGAAAAACCTTTAACTAATGATATTGCAAAACTATCCAGGCTTTTAATGGTAAGTGAATATCAATCTGAATTAATGACAATATTAGATGAATTTTTTGTTTGTGTTGCTGAGGGATACATAAATCCTCGTGCAGATAAAGAAATTAAACAATATCAAGAGTTTAGCGATGCTGGGAAGCGTGGGGCAGCTAAGAGGTGGTCTAAGGATGGTGATAGCCCCCCTAAAGCCCCCCTAACAGGTGGTGTATCAGGGGCTAATGCTAAACAAGAAACACTAAACATAAAACATAAAACAGTTATTAGCGATGATTTTAAAGTTAGCGATTATGTAAAATTTTGGGCTTTAAAAAATAAATATCAATTAAAAATGATAGAGAAGCATAAAGATTATTTTGTAGCTGCTTGCAAATCTAATTCTTACGAAAAAGAAAATTGGGATGATTTTTTTATTAAAGCTATTATTGATAACTGGATGAAAGCACCAAACCCTAAAGGCGGTTTAGTAACATGATAATTAACCCTAGAAGTTTACTTACAGAAATAGATGCACTATACGATGGAGGCATTGCACGTGGACACACAACTGGTTGGGCTAATGTGGACGAGTTTTTTACTGTTAAGCACGGTGAGTTTACTGTTATTACTGGTATGCCTAGTCACGGAAAGAGTGAGTGGCTGGATGCTCTGTGCGTTAATCTCGCCATACATCACAATTACCGTATTGCTATGTTTTCTCCTGAAAATCATCCATTAGAGATGCACGCTAAAAAGATTATTGAAAAATATGCTGCAAAGCCGTTTTTTGGTAACAATCGCATGAAGCAAGATGAAATGTACGATGCGTTAGATAGGATGAACAAAAACTTTTCATTTATTAAGCCAATTGAAACTGAGTTTACGCCTATGCACATTATTAACGAGGCATTGCCGTGGCTTGACCAATCATTGACGCAGCCAAGAGCATTGGTAATTGACCCTTGGAATGAGATGGACCATTACAGGCCACCAGGACTAAGCGAAACAGAATACATTAGCCGTATCTTGACTGAACTGCGTAGAGCTGCAAGAGAATACAAGTGCCATCTATTTCTAGTAGCTCATCCATCTAAAATGGCTAAAGACAAGGATGGGAATTATCCTGTGCCAAGACCTTACGACATCTCCGGCAGCGCTCATTGGTATAATAAAGCTGACAATTGTATTGCTATTTGGCGTGACGTAGCGAATAATCCACAGGAAACACAGGTACACATACAGAAGGTTCGATTTAACAGCACAGGGAAGCCTGGCATGGCTGAGTTGCTATACGATTACAACAAGGCTACATACATACATGAGCAAGCACATTACAGGAGTTTGTGATGAAGTGGGTATTACTAGATGACGAAGGCCAGCCTATCAGATACTTTGACCATCCTGCTGAAGGCACTATTGAGATTGTAGAGCCTAAGTATGTTGTTGATTGGAATAATTACGAGGAGTGTTTACTATGAATTTTACTGACACAGAATTTTATAAACAGTTTGGTGATGCTGAGTGGAAAGTAACTACAGTCGATGGTAAGATATATAAAAGCGATGGATGGCTTTTAAGTTACGATGATATACAATACGAACAGGTAACGCCACATACGCATAAAACAACGGAGGTGAAGCGTGGACGCAAATGAGCTATATTATAAGCTAACGCAAGCTGGTGATGATTGGGCTGACAAACAAGCAGCCTACAATGTGCTAGATGATACTAAAAATGCAGTATTGGCCCAGCTAACATTAAAATCAAAGGCTACAAGCGTTGCTGCAAGAGAAATAGAAGCAAAGGCATCAAAAGAATATACAGAACACGTAAAGCACACTCAAGATGCTATGAAAGCTGCATTAAAAGCAAAAGTAAATTACGAGTCCATTAAAATTTGGATTGAACTTAAACGTAGCGAAGAAGCTACACGTAGAGCGGAGATGAAATTATGAGAAAAGAAAACTCACACAACAAAAAGATTAAAGAAGTAGTAGCTTTTAACCATGCAATAGCGTTTCAGCATATTATTGATGGCCCTAAAAGCGTAGAAGAATTAGCCAAAGCTATGTTCATGACTGAAATATCAGCATGGGATTATCTTGTATGGCTTGAAAGAAGTGGCTTTGCAACTGTGACTAAAGCTAAAAGGATTCGATTGGTTAAAGTTTATTCAGCAGCCAACATTGACAAATACAAATGGCCTAAAGCGTACACAGAGTCTAAAGACCCACAGCGTGATTACTTTGACAAGGTAGTTTATCCCGATTTACATAAAGAATTACGGGATGCAATCTTTGAGGGTCGTATTAGCGCAGACGTGGTTAAGGTTTACAATAGAGCAGCTACAGAGCGCTGGGCGTTAAACTATAAGGCTGATTATCATGGTGGCTTTCAATCTACAATGAATGGCGAGTATTTTGTATGATGAGAAATCCTTTAGCAGTTCATATTGATTTTAAAGACATCAATGGATTGTTAGAAAAACGGCTGCCGTCAAATATTGACATGATAATGGAACGGCATGGTTATTTCTTAATTGGCGAATGGAAGCGTGAAAACGAAAAAATTAGCTTAGGCCAACAAATACTATTAAAGCAATTGGCAAAAGTAGATAAATTTACAGTATTAATTATTGTAGGCGATACTGATAATGGAATGAACATAATCAAACTATGGCAATTATGTCGTGATGAAACTTGGTGCTTGGTAGGAAACTCTACACAAGATTTTAAAAACTACTTAGTGCAATGGGATAATAGTGTCTAAAAAACAAGAGAAAGCTTACTATGCTAAACTGTCTGAACTTGGCTGTATTGTGTGTCACAATTTGGGTTATGGTTATTCTGCACCACACATTCATCACATACGTCACGGAGCGGGAATGGGGCAAAAAAGCCCTTGGCAAGATGCTATCCCTTTATGTCCTAACCATCATACTAACGGTGGTTACTCTATTGCATTGCACGCTGGCATAAAAGCATGGGAAAGTAATTTTGGGACAGAAGAAACTTTACGTGACCAAGTATGGAAGATGCTAAATGAAACCTGAACAAGAGATACAGTATTGGAAAGAGAAGTATTTTCATCAGCAAGCACAGTTCTTATCATTGCGTGAGCTGTACAATAAAACTATTCGTGAGTATGACCAACCTGAAATTAGACTATTGAAAGCACAACTAGATGATAAAGCTCGACTTGCCATTTCCACCAACGGTTAATCACATGTGGGGGCAATCGGGCCATCGTAAGTTTTTAAAGAAAGTAGCGCATGATTTTAGGTTAAAGGTGCAAGAGGAAGTAATTGCGAAATCCGCAAAAATTGAAGGTCGCTTGGCTATATTTATTGCGTTATACGCACCAACACGTAGGAACTATGACATAGATAACAGGTGCAAAGCTGTGTTAGACGCATTACAGCATAGTGGCGTTTACCTAGATGATGAACAGATAGACTTTATATGGATTGTACGTAGACCTGTAGTAAAAGGCGGTATGTGTAAGATTGTGTTAGTTGAGCATGAGAACGTAGGTGAAATTCTTAACCAATATGAAAGCTTTATATGATATTTTATTGCACAAAAGAAAAGTTAGATGTTATTGACGAAAAACTTGAAAAAGAAATAAAAGCAAAAGAAGCTGAATGGGAATTGGAAAAGCATAATTACATTGAAGTGCCTACAATTGCAGCAGGAAAATCTTATATTCATAAAAATTTATTAAGAAAGTATTTATAATGGATAGTGGGCGTGTTGTATATTATTTAGACCTTTGGCGTGATTACATGCAACAAGATAGCCACAGGTTAGGTTATAAAGCAAAGTCTACAGGATTTAACACAGGTGGCGTACACTCGTTTGAGGATATGGCTGACGAAGTAGACCATGATGCAGCTAGAGTAGTTGACCAGGTAATAGATGACCTGCCTACGATGCAGAAAAACGCTTTGTATGTTGTTTACTTATCTCAGAAGGCTACAATGGACACTAGAGTGTTAGAGTATTACTTTGATAGCGCATTGATGATGCTACAGAGAAAGCTAAAGGAAAAGAACTTATATTAGGTATTGACAAAACCTTAAATTTATGATACTATATGTCTTGCAGGTATAGTTGCGTCCAAAAGATTCATATACCAAGCTTCAACTCATCTCCGTGAGTCCTGGGTCACTTAAAACGTGGCCCTTTTTTATTCCTATTATGGAGGCGTAAGACAACTCTTATGTACATACATGGCAGCCAGAACACTAAGACCAAGACACCAAGAAGATATTAAGCTAAAAATACAATCTAGTCAGCTTGTAAACCTTTTGCAAAATCATGCACTTGGTAACTCAGAAAATGAGCTTAAACCATCACAATTGGATGCTGCCAAGTTCCTATTAAATAAGACATTATCTAACGCTCCTACAGAAGTAGCACAAACAACAGAACTATACGCTGAAGTGAATCAGTATTCATGGGAAGAATAGTAATTCCCTATAAGCCACGTGAAGCCTTTGCCCCATTACATAATAGTAACAAGCGATGGAAGGTAGTAGTAGCGCATCGTAGAGCTGGCAAGACAGTAGCTTGTATCAATCAGCTTATTAAAGATGCAGTCACATCTAAGCAGGCTAATTTTCGTGGTGCTTACATTGCACCTTTCTACAAGCAATCTAAATCAGTTGCATGGGATTACGTTAAACACTATACGAGGGTAATCGATGGCATCACGGTCAATGAATCTGAGCTTCGTATCGATTTTAAGAATGGCGCTAGAATTCAACTTTTTGGTGCTGACAATGCCGATAGTTTGCGTGGCCTTTACTTTGACAGTATTATTTGCGATGAGTATGGTGATTGGAAATCTACTGTATTTCAGTATGTGGTACGTCCTGCGCTGGCTGACAGACAAGGTAAAGCAATTATCATTGGTACTCCAAAAGGTCGTAATCAATTTTGGGAAGTCTACGATAGGGCAACTCGCTCAGATGATTGGCTTGCGTTAAAGATAACAGTAGATGAATCAGGCATCTTGC